CATCCCAAGATCAGAAAGACCAGAATGGAATGTAGTAGGATTATTAGGACAAATTAAAGTCTTAAAAAATCAACAAATACCTTCACGTTGGATTAAAATGAAAGATATTAGTGATGAAATTGCTTTATACTTAGTAAAATAATTAAATAAATAATAATGGAAACAGTTACAGAAAAACAGTTCTTAACAGAAGAAGAGTTACAAACATTAAGACAAATTCAAAATCAAACCCAAGCTTTAGTATTAGAATTGGGTGAAATTGAAATGATTAAAATCCAAATTGAAAATCGTTACCAAAACGCTAGAAATTTCCTTACAGAACTTTCTCAACAAGAAAAAGATTTTACCCAATCAATGTATGAAAAATACGGAAGTTCTAACATTGACCCAGAAACTGGTGAACTTACTAAATTAGAATAATCTATTTAAGGTTACACCATATTTATAATAAAATAATTTTTAACGATGATTGAAACAATTGTATCACCTGGTGTATTAGCCATAGAAAACGATCAATCCTTTATTACCGAACAACCGATAAGAGCAGGTGCTGCGATTGTAGGTCCAACTGTTAAAGGACGAGTAGGAATCCCTACTTTATGTACAACATATAGTGACTATTTAAATAAGTTTGGTTCTACTTTTGTAAGTGGGGGTCAAGTAGTTTCCTACTTTACTTCAATCTCAGCTTATAATTATTTTAATAATGGAGGTGGAGCTTTATTAGTAACTAGAGTAGCAAGTGGATCATTTACTCCAGCTACTTCATCATTTATTCCATCTTTATTAGATGAACCATATGTTGTTAATGGATATGTAGTTGATGGGTATATTCTTCCGGGTGATAATGTTTTTGAACTTGAAACATTATCTGAAGGTACTATGTTAAATAGTAATGGCCCTACAGGGTCAAACGGAACAATAGTAAATGGTACATCAGATAACTATAGATGGCAAATCGTTTCCCCTAACACATCTTCAGGTACATTTACATTATTGATAAGACAAGGAAATGATAGTTCATTATCACCCTCAATATTAGAAACTTGGACAAATTTATCTTTAGACCCATTATCACCTAGATATATTGAAAGAATAATTGGAAACCAAACTAGTGCAGTTATTCAAGATGGGGGAGATTATTATGTTCAAGATTCTGGATTATATCCAAATAATTCAAGATATGTTAGAGTAAAGCAAGTAAATAATCCAACCCCAAATTATTTTGATAATAATGGAATTGCTAAATCAGAATATACAAGTTCAATTCCTGTAGCTAGTGAAGGTGTGTTTGGAGGAGCTATTGGTGATAATGTTCCTACAACATATTCAAATAATTACTATCAAAACATAACTAATATAAATACCCAAGGAATAAATGCCGGTGATTATTATATAACACTTCAACTTTTAGCTAACAAAGAAGCATACAAATTTAATTATCTAACCCTTCCAGGATTAATTTACAGTTCAAATTATCCGGCACATACTTCAACATTAACTTCTGTTATTAGTAATATCCAAAATAGAGGAGATACATTTTTAATTCTAGATATTACTGGGTATGGAAACAATACAATTGATGCTCTATCTTCAGTTTCTGGTCTAGATACATCATATGCAGCTGCATATTACCCTTGGTTATTGACAGTAGACCCTAACTCAGGATTACAAGTATGGGTTCCACCTTCAACATTAATAGCAGGAGCTTATTCTTTTAGTGATAATATTTCTGCTCCTTGGATTGCCCCTGCCGGTTTAACTAGAGGAGTATTAAGTACTGCTATTAGAGCTGAAAGATTTTTATCTCAAGCTGTAAGAGATACATTATACGAATCTAATGTAAACCCAATAGCAACATTCCAAAACTCAGGAGTAACTATATTTGGACAAAAAACATTACAGAAAAAAAGAAGTTCATTAGATCGTGTAAATGTAAGACGTTTATTAATTGAATTAAAGAATTTTATAACTCAAGTAGCAGATACATTAGTATTTGAACCTAATACTGAAGTTACACGTAATAACTTTTTATCTCAAGTTAACCCTTATTTAGCTTCTGTTCAACAAAGACAAGGATTAACAGCATATAGAGTTATAATGGATGCTTCTTTAAACACTAACGAAGTAATAGATCAAAACCAATTAATAGGTCAAATTTATGTTCAACCTACTAGAACAGCCGAATTTATTCTCTTAGAATTCAATATATTACCCACAGGTGCAGAATTTCCTGAATAATAATTGATTTTAAAAAGAAAATTAATATTTATAATAAAAAAATACAATGGCAAATTTTTCTATTTCTCCTGGAGTAACAATAAGTGAAATCGATAACACGTTTTTAACAGGACAACCTGTACAAGCTGGTGCTGCTATTATAGGACCAACAGTTAAAGGGCCTGTAAATGTTCCTACTTTAGTTACATCATATTCTGATTATCAAAACTATTTTGGTGATACTTTTACAAGCGGTGGTTTAGCTTGTTCTTATTTTACTTCATTAGCTGCTTATAATTATTTTAATTATGGTGGTACTTCATTATTAGTAACTCGTGTAGTAAGTGGTTCATATACTTCTGCAACATCATCATATGTTACTAATGATGCTTTATATGTTGTTAATAATTATGTAGCCCCTGGATATGTAGCCCCAGGTGAAAATGTCTTTGAACTTGAAACCATTGCTGAAGGTGTTATTATGAATAATGACATTACAGGAAGTGGAGGTGCATTAGTTTTAGGAACTAAAGATAATATAAGATTTGAAATCCTTACCCCTAATACTTCCTCAGGTACATTTACATTATTAGTAAGAAGAGGAGACGATAGAACAAATAAAAAACTTATTTTAGAAACATGGAATAACATAAGTTTAGACCCATACTCACCACGTTACATTTCTAAAGTAATTGGAGATCAAAAATTAATATACGATCCAATTAATGAACAAATTGATGTAATGGGTGAATATCCAAATAAATCACGTTATATACGTGTTAAAAACGTTTTTAAACCAACTCCAAATTATTTAGATGCAAATGGTCAACCAAAACCACAATTTGCAGATGATATTCCTGTTGCTCAAAACGGAACATTTGGTGGTGCTATTGGAGATGTAGCTAATGGAGCTTTACTCTATGAAAATATAACTAACACAAACACTCAAGGTATTAACCCAGCAGATTACGACGATGCAATTAATATCTTGAAAAATAGAGATGCTTATCAATTCAATGTATTATTTGCTCCTGGTTTAACAAATGATTTACACCCTTCACAAATTTCAAAAATAATTCAAAATACTCAAGATAGAGGAGATAACTTATTTGTACTAGACTTATCTACTTATGGAATGAACATCCAAGATGTTATTTCAGAAGCAAATTCAAGAGATACTTCATATGCTGCTTCTTATTACCCTTGGGTTAGAGTAGTTGACTCAGCTACAGGAAGACAAATATGGGCACCAGCTTCAACTGTTATCCCAGGTGTTTATGCTTACAATGATAAAGTATCTGCTCCTTGGTTTGCCCCAGCAGGTATTAATCGTGGTGGATTAAACACAGTACTTCGTACTCAATATAAACTAACTCAAGGAAATAAAGATGATTTATATGAATCTAATGTTAATCCATTAGCATCATTACCAAGAGAAGGTGTAGTAGTATTTGGACAAAAAACATTACAAAAAGAAGCATCTGCACTTGATAGAGTAAATGTTAGACGTTTAATGATTGAATTAAAAAATTATATTCGTCAAATTGCAGATTTAGTAGTATTTGAACAAAATACAGCTTCTACAAGAAATTCATTTGTTTCCAAAGTTACTCCATATTTAGAAACAGTTCAACAAAAACAAGGTTTATATGCCTTTAAAGTAGTAATGGATGATTCAAATAATGGACCTGATGTTATAGATAGAAATCAATTAATTGGGCAAATTTATGTACAACCAACTCGTACAGCTGAATTTATTTCTTTAGATTTCATCTTACTACCAACTGGAGCTCAATTCCCAGTGTAAAAAACTTAAAAACAGAATATTTATAATAAAGAAATAAAACAAAAATAAAATGGCAATTTTAAATCCTAACGAAATTTTTTATACAGCGTTTGAGCCGAGAATGACAAACCGTTTCATCCTTTATATGGATGGTGTTCCGTCATATTTAGTAAAAGGAATGGGTGCAATTTCATTAACACAAACAGCTGTTGCTCTTAACCATATTAACGTTCAACGTTATGTAAAAGGAAAGACCATTTGGAACACTATCCAATTTACAATGTATGAAGCAATAACCCCTTCGGGTGCTCAAACAGTAATGGAATGGGTTCGTTTAGGTCATGAATCAGTAACAGGTAGAGATGGTTATTCTGATTTCTATAAGAAAGATGTTACCTTTAATGCTCTAGGCCCTGTAGGTGATATCGTTTCTGAATGGATTATTAAAGGAGCTATGATTACTGAAGTTAACTTTGGAGATTATAACTGGGATGATGATGGTACTGCTGTAAACATTACAGTAACAGTACAACCAGATTACTGTATCTTGAATTATTAATTTTTTAATTAATATATACCGCGTAGAAGCTCCAATTTATTGGGGCTTTTTTACTTTTCCTTGTTTTATTAAATTTTTATCATTATATTTATAAACATGAAATGGATTAATGTTGTATTATTTGTTCTTTTATCTTATTTTGGTTATACCCAATGTGCTGGTACTCAATCTTTTACTTTAACCCCCTTACCTGTTGGAGGAACTTATTTACCTGGTCAAACTGTAACAATGTGTTATACAATGGTAGGTTATTCTCAAGCAGGAACAAATTGGATTGATGGATTTGATTTAACATTAGGACCAGGTTGGGCATCTGTTTCACCTCAAAGTGCACCTGCAAATTGTGGTGGAAATTCTACTGGAGGGCAATGGGTATGGAGAACCTCAGTTACTTCAACTACTACACCTGTAGTAACAGTAGGACCAGGATACTTTTTTGATCTAGCAACAGATGGTAACCCAGGAAATGATTTTGGAGATTCAGGTTCATGCACATGGACCTTTTGTGTTACATTAACTGTAGCAAATGTTTGTACTTCCCAAAGTTTACTTTTACAAGTAACAGCAGGACCTGATGGTTTATGGGGCAGTTATACTAACAACACATGTGATAATGTAACTCCTTTTCCCGTATTTAACGGGACAATTAATGTAACACCTCCCGTATTAGGGGCTATTATTCATAATTAAAAATCAACAACCATGAAAAGATTAATTTTACTTTTATTTCTTTTAATTACTGGAATATCATTCAGTCAATTAACAACAACTAATCCTGATACAGTTTGTTATCAAACAACAGCTTTATCTACTTACCAAGTACCCTCAATTGGAACTGGAACATATACTTGGACAATCCCAACATGTGCTACTTTAGTATCAGGTCAAGGAACTAATTCAATCCAAGTTAACTGGTCAGCTTGCCCTCCAGGATTAATTAATAATGCTATTTCAGTATCATATACAAGTCCTTCAGGATGCCCTGCAACTCCAGTAACCCTTAATGTGTTAATTTATCAAGTTGTACCGGTAATTACCCCAGTAGGACCATTTTGTGCAAATGATCCATGTGTAACTTTAGTAGCAACTCCTGCTGGTGGAGTTTGGTCAGGTACAGGAGTAACAGGAAACCAATTTTGTCCAGGCACAACTAACTCTTTAATTACATACACATATACCCAAGGTGGATGTACATTTACAGCAAATACAGGTGCTCAAATCAACCCAGTTCCAGTATTGTCTCCAATCCAACATAATTAATGAAGTATTTAATATTCATATTATTTCCTTTATTTTGTTTTTCTCAACAAACAGTAGAAATATGTAATGATTATAAAACATTTACTTATTTTACTTCTGCAACTGATGGAGGAATTATAGAATGGGATGTAAATGGAGTTTATTATTATGGAAATGAAATTACTTTAGTATGGGATGAACCAGGAATATATGAAATAACAGCAATTGCTACTTCTAATAATTGTCCTAGTTTACCTCAAACATATACAGTAACAGTTATTGAATGTGATCCTTTAATTTATTGGGTTCCTAACTGTTTTACCCCAGATGGAAATGAATTTAACCAATTATGGGGTCCTGTATTTACAAGTGGATATTCTACAGATCATTTTGAATTATTTGTTTTAAATAGATGGGGAGAAATAGTTTGGAGATCTAATGATCCTGAAGGAAAATGGGATGGGACATATAATGGAAATAAATGTACTGATGGAGTTTATACTTGGATAGTAAGATTTGATTTATTAAATACTGATGAAAAAAGATTAGATCACGGACACGTAACAATAATTAGATAACATAATATTTATAACATATATTGAATAATGAAATTAAACGCTTTACGTACGTTAGTAAAAGAAGAACTTAATAGAGTATTAAATGAAGACTACCAAGATAAATTTAAAATGGTAGGAACATTAATTACTAACATTAAGGAACGCCCCCAAAAAGAAATCTATTCAGATATCAGATCAATCACAGGAATCTCAGTAATTTCTTCAAAAGAACCTATTGAGTATTCTCAACAAGATACAACAAAATTTCAATCTATATTAACTGTTAAAGTAGATGGATATCCTTTTATTACTAAAGGAGGTTTTGATAGAAATAAAATGGTAGAAATAGCCGCTCAAATCAGAAAAGTCCCAGGAGTTATTGCTTTTAACTTTAATTCTGATAATGTTTCTGCTCTTTAATATATGTATATAAGACAATTAAGTTATAACAAATAAAAATTATGGAAGAATTTAAATTACCAACCGAGGTCATTGACCTCCCCTCAAAAGGTCTTCTTTATCCTGAAGGATCTGAATTAGCAAGTGGAAAAATCGAAATGAAGTACATGACTGCTAAAGAAGAAGATATCTTAACTAACCAAAATTACATTAGAAACGGTACAGTTATTGATAAACTTTTACAATCAATGATTGTAAGTAAAATCAATTTTGAAGATTTATTAATAGTAGACAAAGATGCTATTATGATAGCTGCTCGTATTTTAGGTTATGGTGAACATTATTCATTTACATATCTAGGAGAAGAAACTACGGTAGATCTAACAGAATTAAAAGATAAAGAATTTAATGAATCCCTAATTACCCCAGGAGTAAATGAATTTCATTTTGAATTACCTCATTCTAAAGTTAATATTACTTTTAAACTTTTAACTCATGGTGATGAGAAAAAAATTAATAGAGAATTAGAAGGTTTAAAAAAGATTAAAGGAAAAGATGTTCCTGAAATGTCTACTCGTTTGAAATATATTATTACTTCAATTAATGGTAACAGAGATCAAAAATCTGTTAGAGAATTTGTTGATAATTATCTTTTAGCTAAAGATTCTAGAGCATTAAGAGATTATTTAGTCCAAGTTTCCCCAGGAATAGATTTAAAAGTTTCAATAGTAACAGAAGAAGGTGACGTGCAGGAGGGCGTTACTTTACCAATTGGAGTTACCTTTTTTTGGCCTGAATCTGGAATATAGAAATTTTCTTTTTACCCAAATACATGAAATAGTATTTCATGGAAATGGAGGGTATGACTGGTGGACAGTATACAATATGCCTATTTGGTTAAGACGTCTTACTTTCCATAAATTGCAGGAACATTATGAAAAAGTTAATAACCCTAATAATGGAAATGATGTTATATCTCAAAACAGAAAAACCCTTCAATCAGCTGGAGCTTCAGCTGAAGAACAAAAAATTAATGTTCCGTCATATGTTGTAAAGGCATCTAAAAAATGATGCCTTTCTATATTTATAACATATACTTAATATGGCAAAATCCTTTAGTGAATTAGCAGACGAAATAAAAAGACTTAACGAACAACTTCAAAGGTTAGGTAAGGGAGGTTATAAATCATCCCAATTAGAGGATATTCTTAAAAGCATGAATCAAGATCTTGATTCTGCTAAAACATTATTCGATGACTTAAATGATAGAGTAGACAGAATAGCATATTCTTTTGATGGAATTGCTGGGTCTTTAAAAGATGCTCTTAAAGATTTAAAAGGTCAATTAGAAGCTACTAAACAAATTCAACAATCTTATAATAGATTGTCTTCTATAGCAGATAAATTAAGAAATCATCAAAAAAATGAATACAATTTAAGTGTTAAAAAATTAAAAATTCTTAAAGAACAAGCTAAACAAGAAATAGAAGAATTAAAAAGAGCTAGACAACAACTTGAACGTAAAAAGAAATCAGTTGGTTTAACTCAAAAAGAAAAAGAATACTATAAAGAAATTAATCAAGCATTAAATCTAAAAAATTCATATCTTAATCAATCTGTTAAACAACTTGAAAAAGAAATTAAGTTAGAAGAACGAAGAGCTGATGTTTTAGGAATAACTCAAGGAATGTTTAAAGGCATTCATGGGTTAATGAAAAAAATAGGAGTTGAAAGTGAAGCATTCGATAGAATAAATGATTCTATGCGAGAAGCTGCAACTAGAGGAGGAGTTTTTAAAGCAGCTATAGCTGGTCTTAAAACCACAGCATCTGAACTAAAAGAACAATTTGATACTATCCCAGGATCATTAGCTGTTATAACTATGTCCTTCAAATATCTTGCAGGAATAGCCAATGAATATAGTGGACAAATATTTGAAATTCAACAAGGATTAGGAGGTACATGGGAACAATCTAAAGGAATAAGAGATAATTTTAAAGACATAGCTGAAAGTGGTGAAAAACTTCTTAGTACTCAAAAAGATTTAATAGCTGCTACAATAGCTTTAAATCAATCAGCAGGTACTTTTAATGCTTATGGAACTGAAGCTTTAGATAATTTTACTAAACTTACCCAAGTTGCTGGATTAACAGCTGAACAAGCTAACAAATTACAGCAATATGGAGACATGTATAATAAAACTTCTGAAAATATATATGACACTATAGGAAAAACTAAAAAAGGTTTATTAAGTAATAAACATGTATTATCTCAAGTACTTCAAGTTAATGGTCAATTAGCAGCTCAATATAAAAATAGTCCTAAATTATTATCTGAAGCAGTAGTGCAAGCTAATAAATTAGGTATGACTTTAGAGCAAGCTAAAAAAGCATCTTCAAGTTTATTAGATTTTGAAAGTTCTATTCAAAGTGAATTAGAAGCAGAATTATTAACTGGAAAAAATATAAATCTTGAACAAGCTCGATATTTAGCTTTAATGGGTGATTCCGCAGGAGCTGCTAAAGAAATGATGAATCAAGTTGGTGGTTTAGAAGAATTCAATAGAATGAATGTTATCCAACAAGATGCTTTAGCTAAATCTATGGGAATGACTTCTGATGAATTAGCAGATGCATTAGTTAAAGAAAAACAAATGCAAGAACTTGAGAAAAAAAGAGCAGGCCAATCTAAAGAATTACAAGCAAAAGTTAAAGCTTTAAGAGATCAAGGAAGAATAGCTGAAGCTGAAGCTTTAGAAAAATCAGCTCTTGAACAAGGTGATGTAAAACTAGCTGAACAAAAACTTGGTATTCAAAAAGAATTTGAAAAATCATTAGATAGTATGAAAGAAATATTTGTTTACTCTCTTGCTCCCGCAATAACAAAAATAGCTGGATTTGTAACAGGATTTATTGAAACTATATCAAATAACCCTATTGCAAAAACCATTCTTCAAGCCGCAGGTGCTGCGTTTGCTATAGGAACAGTAATAGCCGCTGTAGCAGGCATAGGTAACATTATTTCAAAAGTTTTTCTTGGAAAAGGATTATTTAAAATGGGATCTCCTATGAACCCAATGCATGTATTTGTTAGAAACATGGGTCCTGGTGGAATGGGTGGAATGGGTGGAGGTATGCCTGGTGGTGGA